AAACGGGCTCCGGGCCCTTTTAGCTCTAGGGTTCTCGAAGAATTGTCCGAGGCCGTAAAGTGCGGGCAGGCTTAATTTACCTGGGACTATCCCAGTTTGGGACTAGCCCAGATACTGATACAGTTGCGTCATTTCCTTTACTGCCTCCGCATGCTTTGGATGGTTTGCACTGCGGTAAGCGATCATAAAATCCTGATCGGAGTTTAGTTCCTTGATCTTGGACTCTGCGGTTGCGGGAGACATCCCGCCGATTCGTCCATCGTCACCGGACATCAGCCGGTGATCCTCACTGAGGAACCTTCCAATCCTTGAAAACATCTTCGTCAGACCAGGATGATTGCCGAACCCTGATTCCTCCATCAGCTTGACAGTATCCTTGTCTGCAAACTGAAGGAATGCCCTGCGGGCTAGTTCAGAGTTCTTCTGATAATCATCACCCCATTCATTCGATAGATCCTTGGTATACTTCAGCTGTTCTTCCTCATAGGACTTTGCAGCCTTCTCGTTCTCCGAGTTGGCAAGTTCCCCCATGTAGTTGAACATCTTCCCGGCCTGATCCTGAGATAAGCCGGTTGTGTGCATGAACTGCCTGAAATGATCCGGGGCTTCTCCTCCTAGCTGATAATCCTCCGGCTTCTCAGGGCGGCCCAGCCGCTCATAAACTTCCGTCAGATCACCGCCATTCGGGACTCGAATCAGCTCCTCTCCAGGAGCACCCAGCTTCTTCACGGCATGGACGTAGCTCTTGGCTAGATCATTCCAGTCCTTGAAGTTTCTGAGGGACGGTTCATTCCTTAATTCCACTGGTAGCGCATCCGGATTGAAAGATCCAACACTTTCTTGTCCGGTTCCGGGTATCGGGGTTTCACCCCCTCCCAGAATAGAGCCTAACGGTGGTGGAGCCTCCGGTAATGCCGGAGCCTCAGTAGTCTCAGTAGTATTAGTAGTCATCTCCGAGGTCGCGGTCTCGATCATGCGATTGTCTCTCTAGTTGTTCCAGTTCTGCAACACTCACACTCAAAAACGACATCAGATCCGTTACTACAGAACGCCTGCCGTCATTGTAGTGTGTGTGGTAAGGATCTCCGGGCACCATTGCACTGGAGAAGACGAAATGCCTTCCGCAGAGATCCGCGAGAACACGCTTCCCGGCATCCGTGCCGAACGTGAGCTCATAGTCAGCCTTAAGCTGTTTCTTCCGCCTTAGCAAGGTTCAGTGATGCCTGTGAGCGGTTCCGGTCTGCCATCGATACCAGATTATCCGCCTGTGCTACTGCCATCTGTTCCTGCATCTGCGTGTTCACCGCCATCTGCTGGGCTTCCGCTTCCATCTCTGCTGCAAACTCCTCCTCAGTCTTGAATACAGACGGAGGCACCCTGAGTATCTCTGCTGCTATGGTTGCAACCCGAGCAGGATCAATCCTGCGGAGTACCGATGGATCAATCTGGGCCATTGGCGTCAAAAACTGAATGAGGGCACTGACCGAAGTCATCTCGCCTGCCCTCTGGGCAATTCCTACAGGATTCGTGTACTCCACCTGGAAATCCGCTTCAATCAGCATCTCTGGAGGTGGTGGAAGCATCTGGTTCTTTACCATAATCGTCAAAGTCCGATCCACCAATGGTCCGAGAAACTCAACCTCCTGGCGAGATACAATCGGGCCGAGTACAGAGAGACGGTCACGCTGCCTCTGCATGATCTCGGTCGCAGAAAAACGGAGTACGTCACCATCAGGTGCAGTTGGTCCGGGAAGCTCAAGAAGGTCAAGGTAGAACGAACGGTTTATTGCGTCCCTGACCTGGCCCATCTTCGCTTCGTTCAAGTCCGGCCTTCCTCGAGTCTCCAGAGGCATGATCCGATCATTGGGGCCCAAACCAGCCCTGAAATAGTTCAGCCCGCCTGGTGTCGTTCTAATGGGAGAGAGGAATCCATCATCAGGCACCAAAAGTGGCGGGTCCACCATCTTCGCAAGGGATTTGAGCCCCAGTTCCTCCATCTTGTTCAGCATCCTCACATCTGCAAGAGCCTCGATTCCAGGACCGCGGCCATAAATCTCCTGAGCCTGACGCTCCCATCTGCTGCACACATATGGAAACTGATCGTAGCCTGAAACAGAAAGAATTCTCTTCTGGTCATGAAGCATGTAGACACTCATCCAAGGCATGTTCATCGACCCTGCCTCACCAAAGTTCCGGTCCTTCCGAGGCTTCACAACATGCAGACAGGAAAACTTCTTGTAGGGATTTCCCTCCATGTACGACTTGCTGACCGATTCAGGCAATACCTCGATTCCAAACTGCTCCACCAGGGCCTTTGCAGTGTGCTCGAACTTCCGGTAAACCGTATCCACACGGCCCAGATGATTCATCTGCAGAAAACACTCGCCTAGATGAAAGGTCCGGAACATCGGACCCTGACCAGGCTCATCATAAACCATCATCACACCCGTCCCGAATGCACCCAGATCCAGATAGAACTCATGGGATGCAGGATGAAAATTCGAGATAGGACGGTTGAATACCTCGATCACAAGACGCTGAGACTCCTCCAGCCAAAGCTGAACATCACGGTCCTGCATCAAAGGTCTTGGAACCGTCAGCTGAAACCAGCTCGTCTGAGCATTTGTGAGTGTGTTGTGGAGACCTGATGCAAACCTCGTTAAAGCACGAACTGCAGTGCCCTCGAAGATCTTGTTCCTGCGCTTCTCGCCAGGAGCATAACTCGCATTGAAATCGGCCCTCCGGGGAATCATGTGCTCTGCAATATCCTGCCAGTACGACTCCCAGTTGTGACGCTCCGTCTCAAGCTCCTGAAATTCCTGGGAAAGCTGCTTAGACAGCTCCTGCTCCTCTGGAGAAGGAGACGTATTCTCGGGTGTGAATTCAGCCACTATGACCTCATGCGTAACCAGTTAAAGAACGTCCAGTACCCTCACCAAAACCACCCTTGGTCAGCTGAGTCTCTGCCCTGCCGTAACGGCCTGCAAGCATCCTTCTGATTCTTGCCAGACGATCACGCTCCGACATCTCTCCGGGCTTTGCAGCACCCGACATTAAAGCTGCCGCCTCCTCAGAGGTGTCAGGTGCCTCTCCCGGTCCAGATGTCACTGTTCCACCACCACTACCACCATCATCCGTAGTTGTCGTGGTCGTTGTGTTATCACTCCAAACATCTTCCTCATTACCAATCATCTGCCTCTTCCAATGCTCTCCATACTTCTGAATATTTCCACCGAAAAGAAACTTGTTAAGCTCATCACCAGTTTGGGATAAGCCCTTCAAAGCAAGCCCAATCCCGCTCCTTTGATCCATGCCAACCAAAGTATCCATTGAACCCTTAAAAGCACTCATTGCCGTTCCAAGCGTTCCACCGCCAGGCTTCAACCAGTCCTGTTCAAGATTGAGCGTCCCAATATCCGTGTTCAGGTTTCCCAACGAACCTCCCTCTATGCTCATCCAGTCCGGCATGGACGGAGCATTCAGATTCGGATGCAACGATGGTATGTTCGGAGTACCCGTCAAAGCAGGGTTCAGCCCCGGCAAACTCGGCTTGAACTGTGTTATGTTGTAGTTCAGATTCGGAGTAGGTGCTACTCCTGCCGTGATATTCTGAAGATTCTCAGATCCAGTGAAGGTCTTGCCTATAACTCCTGCAGTTTTTTGAAAAGCCCTAACCATTTTGCTGAACTCGCTCATAAATCCCTCTAGTAAAGATACGGTGAACGGCTCGTCAGCCGTGTTCTGCGGATCGCGCTTTCACGGGTTCCGCGCTTCCTTCCCTCCTGTGCAAGAGCAAGCTGATCTCCCATCCCAGGCAAAGACAGCCCAAGCTGCTCAAGTGTACCTCCATACGCCTTCACACGGGCAGTGGACTCAGTGATCGCTTTCTCGTATTTCGTCATCTGAGGCTGATACGTCTCTTTGATGTCCTTGTCATACCTCGCAACATCAGCTGAAAGCTGTGCAAGATTAGTCCGGTATGTACTGAATGCCTCTGCATCATATGCAGACTTGACTGCCTGGGCCTTGCCCTCAACATCATAGGCCGTTCCCAGATCCGTGATTGCCTTCGATCTTCCTTCAATGTCATAGAGGCTGACAAGATCCTCCCGCTCACCGGGAATCGCTTCTCCACGGGCCTTCAAACGACTCATCTCAGTTGTATAATCCTCATAGTCCAATTCATCAGGATCGCCTTCCGGATAAGCCCATTTCATTAAAGCTGAAAATGAAACATCGGTCCTCCCTTGACCCTCCGGAGAACGCGGGTTCCAATCAAATTCCTGTGAATAATCAGGGCCTTCAATCAGCTCCTTCTGGAGCGTCAGCATCGATTCCAGATCGGAAATCCCCTTCCGGCCCGGTGCAAGAGCTTCCTTCGCCTTGGTGATTGCCGACTCAAACTCAGTCCAGGGAGGTACATAACCCTCTTCAAACTGCTTCACATAGGGAGAAAGAATGGTCGAAAGCTCATCGACTCCATAAGTCTCATCACCCCAAGGTGACCAAGTCCCTGCCTTCCAGCCACTGAGCTGAGTCTCTGCTTCCGAAATTGCTGCCTCGGATGGAGCTATGTCCTCCTTCAGCTTATCTATCCATGAAGAAGCCGTGTACTCCGTATCATCCCCTTCCACAGTGAAGGTATCGCTCGGATCATAAGATCCGAACTTCTCAAGAAACGGAGCCATCCTCTTGCCAAGATCACTGCCTGCAAAGTTCTTCTGAAGCGTCTCCATCTGAGAAGGAAGATTCTCGTACTCACTCGTAAGCCTGCCGTACTCACCTCCCAGCTCAAACTCTGCTCCACCAGAGACTGCATCCCAGTCCTGCTCGCCGTAGACCGACTCCACTGCAGACTTGTATGCCTGCTGGGCTACAGGAAGATCCTTCGCATAACCCTCCCTGGCCGTCCGGTATGCTCCCTTCGCTGTCTCCCATGCCCTGTATGCCTCAGATCCCTCCATCTCAGCCTTGGTCGCTCCATAGCTCTCTGCCGCTGCCTTGCGCTTGCCTGCAACCGACTCCGGTCCCTCACCAAAGATCGATTCCTGGAATGCCCCGTACTCACCAGAGATCTTCTTCAAATATGCCTGCTCCTCCCAAAGACGGGAACCCGTATGACGATGCTTTGCCATCACATTGTAATACCTCGTCAAAACACTCATGAAACTGCCTCCATTACAGGCTCAAGATGCTGCTCAAAAGGCTTCCAGTTATGAGAACCCTCTGCATAGCGGGGACGAGGCTCATGACTGAGAACCCTTGCATAACGAAGAGACTGAACTGCATAGCGGGTTGCACTCATCAAATCATCATGCTTCTTGATGATCTTCCCATCCATCCGATGATAAAGACGCATCTCCTCAAACCAGTCATTCAAATGTCCGAAGACCTTGAAACGCGAGGACTGCATCCTCTGGAGAATTTCCATGATCCCCGGCTCCACTGATAACCCACCTGAAGGATTCTGGAAATGCTCCCCAAGCATCTCAACTCCAAGCCTTCTGTACTGAGCTGCCAACGGTGTCCCAGAACCCTTGTCATGTACATGACCATCATGCGGCCAGGATACAGGAATCCATGAACCGCGATCCTTAATTGCCTGGGCATGAATGACAGGAGTCGCGCCTGCAACCCGATAACAGTCATAGAGATAACAGACATCCGAGTCCCGATCATGCGCCAGCCAGACAACAGCAGTAGGATGGTCAAAGCCAAAATCAATTGCGGCAATGCGAGCCCAATGCGGAGGTATTGCAAAAGATGGAACCGAAATCTCATCCTCCTGCACCGGGAAGACAAGACCACTTCCGAGTACCGGGATTCCCTTCGAGCGCATCTCCCTCTCATGGTGAGGAAGCGCAGCCAAAATCTCATTCCTGATCTCCTTCGATAAATGAGGTGCATCATCCCAGGTCGCATGGTAAAGAGCCTGGGCAGGCTTTAAATGATTCATGAACTGAGCACACACATCAGTGAGACCCTGCTCCGGAGTGAACGTCATGTAAACCAAACCGCCCGTCTTCAAAGATGCCCTGAGTGCCTGAGAATAAATATCCTGCGGAGGCTCCTCATCCAGCCAGCACACATGCAGCGCAGTTCCCATC